TTCGTTCCTATTGCTAAAGAGTTTTTATGAACTGTGTTGTGTTTTTCGATTGACAGCATTCAATCTCCGTTAACCAGTGAGCCCAATTGGTTTGATGGCTTACCTCACAGTGGTGGTCGATCAACGTATACGAGTGTCCTTATCACGGGACCTTTTACTCAGCAGTATTATAATCTGGCCTGCTAACCTTGTGTGCTGTTTGTATTGCCTATGTTGCCTAGTGCTTCTTTAAGAATTTTTGAACTGCCTACTCTAACATTAATAATTCCGTTATAGTATTCGTCTGTTTCTAACACACGTCTTTCAAATTGTTCTCGAGCCTCTAGGTAACTCATTAAGCCTCTGCTATTGCAAAAATAAAGTATTTCTCTTGTGAAATTGTTAGGGCCTAGTTCTTGTACGTCAGCATTCAAATGATCTGAAGATCCCCAATAGTCTCTCCAGTCTGATTCTACTTTGCTTCTACGTTTATTTTTTTTGCCTTTAAGTGGTGGGCGTGTTTTTTTAAATTTTGCTAGTTTTTTGCCTACATACTTGCGATCATTAGTAGTGTTCGTAATCAGGTATACAAAACCTTCACAGTCTTGTGGAAGATCTTCTATTTTTTTGCCCTGATAAGTCCACTCCATGCAGATACTTACCTGTGCCTATAATTCTGGATCTTGATTCTGGCTTTCCTGCTTGTTTGCCTTCTTTATAACTTTAAGTGCCTTACGTTTTGCCTGTATTTCGTTGCGTCTTTCTGTCGCTAGTTTTCTAATATCACTAAGAATAGATCGTGCCTTTCGACCGGTTTCATCGAAGCCTTTTGCTTCAAATCTTTCTTGCGTGTTATAGTAGTCCATCATTGCTTGAACAAGCAACTCATGGGTAGTTTTAGGCATTCACAATCTCCGTATCATTACTATAAGAAGTGAACCCGTTATCCTTAATTACCTTCAATATGTTATTCACACGTGAAGATAGTTCATCTTTGTGCGAAATCAAATAAATGTTTTTATTGCGTTCTCTACTCATCTTTTTAAGTACACTCAATGCACTTTCAACACCAGCGGCATCAAGTCCGTTGTCAACAAGTTCGTCAATAAACAGTAGATTAATACTTTGATATAAACTTTCCCAAACATCTCTAAATGCCCAACTCATAGATAATATGAGTCTATTTCGTTCTCCTCTACTGAGGTTATCAAAGTCTAAGTCACGCCCAAGTTCTGTAATTTCGACTGTTAAATCGTTCTGAAATACAACTTGATGTGGTAATCCTGTCTTATCTAAATATAATTGTAAACGTTTGTTTAGGAACGCTAGGTTCTGATCAATAATACGTTTACGAATAAATGAATCTTTACTTGTAAGTAGTTTGTACAAGAAATCCATATGCTCTTTCATTTCTGTTAGAGCATTTATATTATCCCAATTAATTTCTTGCAGTGCTTGGTCACGTAACTCGTCCATTTGTTCTGTGTATGGATTTATTTCTGCATCTTTTTCTACTTTACGTTCTTCTAAACTTGCTAGATTATTTTTATGATTATATGCTTCTTCACTACTGTCATAAAATGTTTTAGGACATCCGTTAATATCTCCTATAACATCTAACTTTTCTTGCACTTCGGTTAATTGTAATGTAATACCGTCGATGTATGTTTGACTTTCAGTTACATCATTTTGTTTTTCAGCAAGAATTTTTTCATGTGCTTCGTCGTGTAGTTCTTGACCACATGTAAAACATTTTTTATTAGCAATATCTTTTAGTTCTGTTTCATATTTAGAATGTGTGCGTTCAGCACGTAACATACTGCTTTCTAAACTTGCTTTTTCTTTGTTAAGATTTGCTTGTTCTGTATCTTGTACTAACCATTCTTTCTTATCTTTGTGTGATTGAATCTCTGCTTCAATATCAACAGTAATTAATTGACTAATTGCTTTCGTTGTTCTAGCAATTTCTTCTGCTTGGTTTGCGTCCCATGCTTTAGATTTAATTTCTAAGTTATCAATTGACTCTTGAACTTTTTGGTTTGCTGTTTCGATACCTTTAATTGTTGCATCTTCTTCACTAATAGCATCACGTATTCTTTTTTGTTCTTCTTTAAGACGTTCTGCTTTTTCAGATAAGATAGTGATGCCTAACAACTGCTCAATAATTTCTCTTTGATCATTGGCTTTGAGTGAAAGGAAAGGCTCTGTATAAGTGTTAAGCGCCACTAAATGTTTGAACATTGTATGACTCATGTTCAATAACTTTGCAATATCTTCTTGTGTTTTACGACTATCGCCCTGCGATTCGTCAATGTCATCTGCGGTAACGTCAACATTCTCTTGGTAAAATTTAAGAATGTTAGGCTTACGTCCTCTTTCAATTCTATAGTTTTGTCCGTTAGTTTCAAACTCAACTGTAACTAACATGCCTTTGCCGTTAGTTTTGTTAATTAAGTTTTCTCTACGTATTTTTGTAAGTGCTTCGCCGTATAATGCATAACTTAACGCATTAATAATAGTAGTTTTACCTGTACCATTACGTGAACCTGCATCATCTCCTCCTAGATCCAAGTTTTCACCTAGCACAAGAGTAAGTAAATTTTTATCAAAGTCAACTGCTTGAGTTTGGTTGCCCACACTCATAAAGTTTTTTACTGTTAAAGTTTTAATTTTAAACATTACAATCCTCTGTAGATATCTAACAACAAGTTTGGTTTGTATGTTTCTGTATCTAATTTTGTTATTTGATCGGTTACAATTTGGTCCACTGATTCAAAATCAATCTCACCTGGTTCCATTTTATTCATTTCGTCGTCTACATTAGCATCTGGCAACAAACTTATTTCTCTTACATCATATTGTGCAGAAAAGTTTTCTTTAATAAAGTTTGCTTCTTCGTAACTAATATCAATATCAAGTGTTACACGTAGATACAAATTATTAGGAGAAAGTATTTCTTCTGTTTTGTCTAATAATCTGCTCAACGGAATAGTTCTATATTTTGGACAATCTTTCCAGTCGATGAACTCGGGCTCACCTCCCCATTCTAACGTCATCATACCACGTTCGTCATCCCATGCATCGGCGTAATTGTGTGGAAAGGCATTACCAATGTAATAGATGTTTTTACGTTGTTGACGTTTGTGGAAGTGGCCCGTGAACACCATTTCTTGATTAGCAAAGTCGTCTGCTTTGATTTCGCCTGTGTCGGGCATTTCAACCATTGCATTCATTTTAAAGTTAGGAAGTTCAAAGTGTCCAAACATATATCGACACTTCATTTTTGAAACTTGTTTCCATTCCTCTCCTACTAACCAAGGAACCAAAGCAACATCGTCAATTACTTGTGGTTCTGTAATCACAGTAACACCTGGTACGTGTTTACCAAATACTACACTGTGAATATCTCTTTTGTCTTTATAATATAAATCGTGATTGCCTGGAAAAAAGTAAAACTTATCAAATGCTTTACCTAATTTTTCTAGTGATCGCAAACTAGCATCCATAGTGGTTAAGTTTAACGCACTTCTGTTGTGATGCCAATCTCCTGTAAAGATTCCTACATCACAGCCGTTTGCTTTGGCTTGTTCAATATACCAATCTACAAACCTTTCGCAGTCATCGTTATGAATTTTGCTGTTTGATTTTAGACCAAAGTGAATGTCCGTAAACACTGCGGCCTTTTTAAATAATTGTGTCATGCCTTCCCTTATACTATTGTTATTACATTATACGTGAAACCTTATGGGTTTGTCAACCTTAATAGTCTGCTTTTGGACGTCTAATGCTTTTATAGAATTCTGCAAGTTTTTCTTTATCTTCTTTAAACACGTTTTCGTTCTGTCTAGTAAATGAAGGATTAAGATTATTTTCTTGTAGAATGTCATCTCTAATATTTTGATTTTTCTTTTCTATGTTTAACACTCTTGTAAAACTGTTTGTAACTGCGGCAGTATAATATGCAAAAGGATTTTCACTTTTGCTTTCGTCAAACTGTAAACCAATTTGTGAAAGTTGTAATACAGCCTGAGCCCTCATTTCATCGTTATATGTGTAGCCACGCCAGTTAGATCGAGTACCGTATCTGTCAGCAAGTTTTAAAAACATTCTTCCTAGTTCTTCAGTAACACGGCCGTGTCCTTTACTAAAACTTCCGTTTTGCATACCACCTTCCCAGTGGCTTTTGCCTACACAAACTAGATTATCATTTTCATCAAATTTCCAATGCTGGAATGGAGGAAAATTACAACGTTCATGTTCGTCTGCAATAGTTTTAGTTTTACGCTTTCTACCTGGTGCTTTTGGAATATGATCAAACGTCATAATTCTAAATACTAACGATGTTTTTTCAATTTTACGCCAATCAGGTGTAACTTGTGCAAGTTTAGTCTTTTTGTCGCCTGACATTCTAGCCGCTTCATATGCCGCTTTTCCAATTCTATCAGCCTGATTTCTTTTTGCTTCTGCTATTGTAAGTCTATTAACTTTTTCTAAACTTGGTAAAATGATATCAAATCTGTGGTAATCGTCGTCAGTATACGAACTAAAACTGTTTTTGCTTATATGGATCTGTTTAAGTAGATCTTTATTGTTTAAATATTTTACTTTTCTCATAAGATTCTCCGTATGTAACTTCTATTATAAACTACGTAGTTAATAAATGCAATAAATATTATTACCAAAAGGAGCCAAAATAATATGAATGACAAATTAACTAACTTGGGCGGCAAACTAGTTGACAACCTTGTAGGTGCATCAGGCCTAGGCGGAAAACTAAAACGATTACAATCGTTGCTTGGAGATGACCCTAAACAAGGATCAGAACCACCAGTACAAACAATTTCATTCTCAGGTGAAAAGTTTGGCGAAGATCCTAGAATCAAAATTAAAGTCCCCAAGAGTTATTTAGGTGGGCCAGCACTACATATAGCAAACACAAAAGATGGAGGAATAGTATTTCCTTATACTCCGCAAATTGTTGTACAAACCAGAGCCAATTATAATAATTTAAATCCCACACATAGTAATTATACGTATTATGCTTACCAGAACTCGGCTCTGGACGCAATTTCAATTGTTGGAACATTTACAGCACAAACTCCGGATGATGCAAAATATATGCTAGGAGCAATACATGCATTGAGAGCAGTTACTAAAATGAACTTTGGTGGAGGAAAAGATGCAGGTGCACCACCACCGGTTTGTAGATTGAGCGGATATGGTGAATATCAATTCAATAATTTGCCAGTTGTTATCTCAAGTTTCTTTTATACTCTTAATGAAGATGTTGATTATATCTCAGTTGGAGTACAAGGTCAAGCAACTGCGGTACCGACTAGAGCAGAATTTACTATTGAATGCTTACCTGCATTTTCAAGAAGAGACCAAGCACAGTTTACTATTGAAAAGTTTATAAATGGTGATCTTACAATTGACAAAGGAATGTTATAATGCCAAGATATTCAAATTCAAGTTTATACGCTACAACTAGACAAAACAGTCTTGGTTTAGATATTCTTAACTATAGACAAATTCCAGCCAAACTAGGCGACAAATTATATGAACTTAAACCTCAATATAATTATCGTCCTGATTTATTAGCAAGTGATTTATTTGACGATCCTGATTTATGGTGGGTATTTAAATCACGAAATCCCGAAGTTTTAGATGATCCTGTTTTTGATTTTGTTGCTGGAGTTAACATTTATATTCCAACAATAGATGTAATTAGAAGCACAATCGGAAATTAGTAATGGCAGATAATGTAAACGAAACAAGTGACATTGAACGAGTTGACAATGGCGATCCGGGTGTAGAAAGTCAAATGCCTGCATGGGAACGTGCCTATATCAAACAAGATTACGAAATATACGATGGCCCTTATGGCGATGATGATGATAGAAAGTGGACAGATACTAAAAACTGGAAACCAAATCCATACTATATCGACGACGAGGAAGAATTTAAAAAAGTATTTGCTGGAGGAACTGATAATAAAGACACAAGGGCAACTAAAGTTTCTCCTACTGTTAATAACAACTCAGATACAGTTTCTGATAAAGGACCTGGACCAGCCATTTACAAGGAAGTTAAAAAGGGCGCCGATATGTACAATGGTGCCGACGCAGGGTTTGCTATAAATGCTGATGCAGATTGGACATCATTTTATCCAGAAGTTCAAGGAAGACACAATGCACTACATGATTTAAATAGTTACAACTATATCATTACTCTTGTTTCAGTATCAACTGATCAAATAAACGATCCAGAAACATACAAAGGAAAAATTATAAATCCTAACGGTGTTGAAAATAAAGATTTTTATATAGTTGCAAAAAGCGGCGGGTATTCACGTGAAAATGGTCAAACATATGCCGCAGGTTCCTACAAACGTGATCCGTTACAAGGCGATTCTAGAGACAAAGATTTGTTTATAGAAAATTTAGATTTTGAAACTAGACCCGGTATTAATGACATGGGTAATAGTAACTTAACCACAGGAACATTTGAAATTGTTGAGCCTCACAGTGTATCGCAATTTTATAGAGAACTTTTTAACTCCTCTAGATTCAGCGGACATCCTGACTACATCGATGCTCCATTTTTATTAGTAATTTCGTTTATAGGTAGAGATGCAGAATCTGACAGAGCAGTAACTCCGCCATTTACAACTAGATACCTTCCAATCAAAATACAAAACAGTGAAATGGAAGTTACTGAAGCAGGTGCTAGATATTCTGTAAAATTTTTAGGATTTAACTCTCAAGCAACTACAGCAGTTAATAATACATTGTTTGATGATGTAACTCCGCGTGTTAATAGTGTAGAGTCTGTTGAAAGTATTACTTCTAGTGTATTTTTAAAACATTCTGAATTTGAAGCAAAAAGAATGTTACAACACAAACAAGATGTTGATAATGATCCGGATCAAAAAGCGGCCATACAAAAAGCACTTACGGATACTGAATTAAAAGGTCAACTAGAACGAGGCGGCGATACTGTTCCGGTAGGCTATTGTATGCCTAACGAATATTATGTTTGGTTTGCAGACGGATACGGTGGAAATTTTCCATCAAACGGAAAAACACTTGCAAGTTTAGCATCTAGTTGGAAAAGCAAAGTAAAAACTTGGACAGACAATACTGCATTTGAAGGCCTCCCAACTGTAGGATTGACAGGAACAAATAGAATAGGAAAGTCCGGACTAAATGATTCTATTCTTCCTTCAGGCGCACTTAAAGTACAATCATATGAAGATGAACTTGAAAAAAGAGAAGACCTAAAAAAAGCAAAAGAAAAAGAATTAAAAACTGCAAAAAGACTTTTAGAAGCCGAACTTGATGCAATAGATAGTGCAAGACTAGGATTGTATAATATTGCTAAAACTAAAGATAAAATTGAAACTTCTGAAACTGACAGGTTAAAACATCCTTCGTTCACAGCAAACCCTCAAGCGCCAGACGAAATAAAGAATCAAGTTGACAAAACTGTGCAAGACGCAACGGCCCTAGCAGATAAATTAACAAATTTGGGCACCGGAGTATCAAAAGGACCTGATGGAAAACCTACTCAGGCCGCATTAACAGAAGCAGAAGCGGCAACAGTAGCCACAAATAGAAAGATAATTGTAGATAAATCTAAAGAAATTGCTGGTTTGAATGAAGCAGTAGTTAAAGCACAGAAAGAATTAGATACAATTTTAAAAGAGTTTGATAAATTCACGCAGAGCGGCGGCGGCGGGTACAATTTACAAAGTCGAGGCGAAGCATGGTCATTTAGAAAAGGCAGTAACTTGATGACTATTATTGATACTATGATTACAAATAGTGTATACATGGATATCTTTAAACAACCAGAACAATTACAAAAAATTCAAAATTCAGAAATGATTCCATGGTTCAAAACAGAAGTAATAAGTTATGTGATTGGATATGATGTTTTAAGAATGAGATATGTGTACCAATATCACTATGTTGTTTCTCCATTTGAAATACATTACAGTTCAATGCCGGGTATTAATATTCAATTTACAACAGAGCAGTTAAAAGCAAAAGCAGTACGTGAATACAATTATATCTATACAGGAAAAAACTTAGATGTATTAAGTTACAACATACGATATAATAATTTATTTACAACCCCGTTATTGATAAATCCTCCTAGATTTAAACCTATAAAACAAGATGGTAAAGAAGCAACTACAAACACATTTTTAGAAACTATAGAAGATGCAATTCAAACAAATGTTAATGGACAATCTGGGTTTACTCCAACTCCGCCTGTTGGTAGACTAAATTATAGAGAAGGTCCAAATAATAGAAATGCAATAGGTGTAATATTTCAAGATTTTTTATATAATCCGCCTTTTGAAAGACATCTAATTTTGAGTGATATTGATATTATAGGAGACCCTGTATATATTGTTGGAAGTGGAATAGCAGATCGACCACAAGTTTCTGCAGGAGATATTCTAACCAAAGACGGTGAAATGAATACATTTACTCGTGAACCCCACGTAATATTAAATATTCGATATCCTGAAGATATACCAACAGCATCAGAACTTGGTGATGAACAAAATTCAAAATTTGAAATGAAATTAAAAAGAGATCAATACAGTGGTGTATTTGAAATCTTTAATGTGCGTAATAACTTTAGTGAAGGAGTTTTTAAACAAACACTAAGATTAGCAAGAAAGAAAAATCAACCTGAAGACTACTATGAGTATGGTACGCTTGACGGTGTAACAGGAAGTACATAAAATGCCAGAATTTTATAAACAAATAGTAAATGAAAACAGCAAGCCAGCATCAGAGGCCGAATTAGCAAAACACAACAAGCCTGTTATTGTTAAAGTTCCTAGTAATGCTAGTGAAGTTGCAAATCGTATAGAATCTGCAAAAGCAACAGGGACAACTTCTGTTGGTGATGCAACTATTAGTGCAAGTAAATCTGCAGTAAAAGGAGTCAAAACAATCACTAGTGAAATATCAAATGCGGCCGGCAGAGTACAAAGTGGTATTGCACAAGCACAGTCAATTGCACAAGACCCTGTAAGTTTTGTTGTAGGATTAGCAGAACAAGCAACCGGGGTTAGTGTACCAAGTAGTCCCCAAGGAATAGCAGAATTGTTAAGTAAATTTAGTAAACCAAAAGTTTCCGGCGATGGCAGAACAGACCTTTCAAAAAATAAAAGTGACGGAGAAAATGTTGTTGACGAAATTGGTGATGTAGCATCGTTTTCTGCAGATGAGTTATCTTCAAAAATTTCAAGTGTATCAAACGCAATTTCTTCAGCAACAGAAGTTGTTGGAGCAGTAACAGAAGTAGCAAGTTTAGGCGGCGTTCCGGTTGACAACGTAATTACTCAATCTATTAGTAAAGTATCAACTCCGGTACAGAGTACACTTACAAAAGTTAAAAATACTACAGACGGAACAAAAGGAATTATTACATGAGTGGAGTTTTTCTAAAAAGTCAAAAAACTAATAGGGTACAACGACCTAAAGATAGATCAGAACTTGAGTTTGGTTTATTTTCTAGCATATCTGAAGCAGAAGTAACAGGTACTGGCGGTCAAGGTACTATTAGAGTTGTACGTATAGGTAATGACTATAATGATCAAGGTGAAGTCGAAGTGATGATGCTCAGTCCTCATGCTTCATACAAACCCGTTAATGCTGGCGGAGATAATATTGATTCGTTTGAAGATACTCAAACAGCAAGTGGTATGGTTGTACCTACACCGCAAATTGGTACTAGAGGTATTATAGCAACACCAAACAAAGATTCAACTAGAGGAGTTTGGTTAGGTGCTATTATGCCACCAGGACTAGGACAAACTATTCCAGAACCAGCACGTAGTGATCAAGTTACTGGTAAAAAATCAGACTTAGACGAGTATGCTAGTCCTGTTGGAATGCCAGCAAGTGAAAAAAATGCTAGTACCTATGATGGTCGTGTAACTACAGATAAAGCAAAACGTGCAATTCATCCTTTTGCAAAAGTTTTAAAAAAACAAGGACTGTTAGTAGATACAATTAGGGGATCATCAACATCATCTATTCTTAGAGATAACGATTCTAAAATGATTGGATTTAATACTCCAGGCGGAGTAGGAGAATCACAGGATCTTATACCAACTATAGATACCGGCGGCGTAGCCACTAAAAAACCTATGAACCTAACAAGACTAGGCGGTCATACATTTGTTATGGATGACGGCGATACTGGAGGAAACAATAATCTAGTAAGAATAAGATCAAGTAAAGGTGCACAAATATTATTTCATGATACGTCAGAGATGGTTTATATCGGTAATCAAAATGGTACTGCTTGGATTGAAATGACCAAAGAAGGTAAAATTGATATGTATGCTAAAGATAGTGTTAGTATCCATAGTGAAGCAGATTTTAATTTTCGTGCAGATAGAGATCTTAATTTTGAAGCAGGTAGACACCTTAACATTAAAGGCATTGAAAGAACACAAATTGAAGCAGATCAATTAAGACTAATTGGAAAACAAGATACTGTAATAGATTCAAGAGGATTCTTAGATTTAGTAGGTACAAACATGACAGTGTCAACTAATGATCTAAGTATAAACACAACTAATTTAGATATTTCAAACAAAATTAATACAAAGATTAGATCAGGAGAGATTGATATAGTTTCGCAGTATGGAATGAGACAAAGTCACGGTACTGGTTTAGAAATTAAAACAAACGTACTAGAAAATCAAATTTGGAATGCACAAACATACAACCCAGGAAGAACATATTACAAAGGCGAAACTGTAATATTTGGTACATTATTTTATAAAGCATTACAACAAAACATGGTACCTAATACTCCGGGTGTTAAAGTTCCTCCTTCTCCGGGATTGTTTTGGGAAATTATTCCGCCTGTTGTTCCTAAGACTGTGCATGGTGACATAAAAATAGATACAAATATTGCAGGACCTATGCTTGGTAATATTGATATACATGCTAAAGGAAAAATAAATGCAACAAGTATTACAGGATCTATTAATTTAAAAGCATTTGCAGATAACATTAATATACAAACACCTCAAACTGTGTTCATAGATGGAACAAGTGCAGTACACTTAAACTTGCCTGGACCAGTACAACCACCGGCAGAGCCTATTGTGTTAAGTGCGTTAGCAACTAACATACCATTTCCTTTTGATACAAGTGCAGTCGGCGGAGCAAATGGTACTGATTTTGGTGTTTACGAAAATCCAATTACTGATCCTAGTAAACCGTGGAATGAAGCATACTATCAATCAGACGATGTGTTGTATAGTATAATGAAGCGTGTACCTATGCATGAACCTTGGCCCGGACATGAAGCAGGCGATGGTATAGAAACTACAGCGTCTAATACAGATAGAGAAACCAGTGGTAAGTAAAGTGGGTAAATAGCAGTATGGCACAGTATAAAGAAATCAATGTAGACGGAAAAACAGACGTAGTTCAAACACAGCAAACTAGTCAAATTTACAAAGGCACGAGTACGGTTAGTGACGATAGTAAGAGTTTTTCATTATACGATATAAACTTAATCAAACAGGATTTGTTGAATCACTTTAATATTAGAAAAGGTGAGAAAATCTACAATCCAAATTTTGGTAGTATTATATGGGATCTAATACACGAACCGTTAACAGAAGAAACAACTGAATTATTACAAAATGACGTTAAAGAAGTCCTTAGATCAGATCCAAGGGTTTTAGTTGAAAATATTTCAATTTTTGAACAGCAAACTGGTGTACAAATTGTTATTGAAATTAACTTTAAAGACTACAATCAACTAGAACAAATGGTATATACGTTTGATCGAAATAGTGGCTTATCGATGGCATAAAATAAAATACGCAGTTTATAATTTAAGGTAAATATTTGCATGGCAAGTTATGATAGACAAAATTCACTTTTAGTAAACCAGGATTGGAGTAAGATCTATCGATCTTTCACTGATGCTGACTTTAGTTCTTACGATTTCCCTACTATACGTAGGACGATGATTAATTACTTACGTAAAAATTATCCAGAAGATTTTAACGATTATATTGAATCAAGTGAATATCTTGCATTAATTGATGTAATTGCATTTTTAGGGCAAAGTTTATCTTATAGAGTTGACTTAAATGCTAGAGAAAACTTTATTGAAACAGCACAGAAAAAAGAAAGTGTATTACGTCTTGCAAGATTAGTAGGTTATAACAATAAACGTAACCAATGTGCTACAGGACTATTAAAAATTACAGGAATACAAACCACACAGAATTTAACTGACAGTAACGGAACACAGTTACGTAATAGATTTATTTTATGGAATGACGATTCAAATGTAAACTGGTTAGAGCAGATCAATACAATTATGAATAATAGTTTCCAAGGGACAACTGTTTTTGGAAAACCAAATGCTAGTGATGCAGTTGGAGGAATTCAAACAGATCAATACAAAGTTAATACAACTAATTCAGATATTCCAACATACAAATTTAGTAAAACTGTTGCAGGGTTACAAACATCATTTAATATTGTAAGTGCTAATTTAAATCAAGGTAATATAGTTGAAGAAACTCCATTGCCAGGAAACACTTTAGGATTATTATATAGAAATGACAAGAGAGGTAATAGTTCAGAAAACACAGGATTCTTTTTAAACTTTAAACAAGGTGAAACTTATACTTCACCGTTTTCAATTTCAGATCCTTCTAACAATGAAGTAATTAATTTAAACACACCTAACATTAATAACGATGATGTTTGGTTATGGGAATTAGATCAATTTGGAAACTATAAAGAACAATGGACAAAACTTGATAGTGTTGTTGGAACAAACGCTATTTATAATTCAGAAGCAAAAGATAATAGAAAAATTTATTCTGTAATTTCAAGAGACCAAGACAAAGTTAGTTTAAATTTTGCAGATGGAACGTTTGGTGATTTACCTAATGGTTCGTTCAGAGTTTACTACAGAGTTTCAAATGGGTTAACATACACAATTAGACCAGCAGACATGCAAAATATTATTGTTGATATTCCTTACACTTCAAAAAGTGGACAAAGAAATACACTAACAGTTCAATGTGCGTTGCAGTCTACAGTTACAAATGCTAGTGCTACAGAAAGTGTCACTAGTATTAGAAACAATGCGCCTCAAACATATTACACACAAAACAGAATGATTACAGGTGAAGACTACAACACTTTACCTTTAACGTCTAATCCACAAGTTGTTAAATCAAAAGCAGTAAACAGAGCAAGTAGTGGTATTTCAAGACAGTATGAAATTAAAGATCCAACTGGAAAATATTCCAGCACAAACATAATGGCTGATGATGGAATACTTTATAAAAATGATTACGAAATAGATTTTAATTTTACATTTAGTACAAGAAATGATGTATTAGGTATTTTAAGAAATAATATTGAACCTATTATTGCAGGCATAGGAACTAAAAGTTTTTACTATGATAAATTTCCTAGAATACAAACAGCAGAATTAAACATTGATTGGGTTAAATCAACAAACACAAGTCTTGGATCAACAGGATATTTTAGAAACACAGTGAATAACGCACCTATTACAGTTGGTTCATTTACAGGAAACAACTTTAGGTTTATTGCAACTGATAGTATGATTAAATTTGTTCCACCAAGTGGTAGATATTTTCTACCTAATGGAGAACTTACAACAACTAAAACAAAATTAACTAGTGATTATATTTGGGTCAAAGTTGCAAATGTTATTGGTGACGGGTCTAACGGTGGACTAGGTGCATTAGATGACGGAACAGGACCAATTGTAATTACAGAGAAAGTACCAGCACTAGCAATACCAAGTGAGATTGTACCTAACATAGTAACAGACTTACCAAGTGATATTGAAACAGAAATAGTTGACTTAGTATTTTCAAATAAAAACTTTGGATTGCGTTATGATCAATCTACGCTAACATGGAAAATTATTGCTAATGCTAATGCTAATACATTAGATCCATTTAGTTTAGATAGAGAAGGTGATTTATCAGGAACTAAAGCAGACAAGAGTTGGCTTGTACTATTTGAAACCGACGGTGAAACATACACAGTTTCATACAGAGGACTAGATTATAGGTTTGAAAGTCAAGACCTTGTACAATTTTATGTTGATGCTACAGGAAAAACATATGATCCTAAAACAGGATTAGTAATTAAGGATCAAATTAAAATTCTTAAAGTAAACGAAGATCCAATTCTTAGTTCAATCTTAACAAAAGATTATCCATGGGAAATTACTGGAGCAATTAGAAACACAGACGGGTTTGAAGATACGAACAGAGTACAAGTAAACTTATACGATTCAGATGATGACGGAATGATTGATGACCCAGATAGTTTTATAAATGTTGTTGCACCAGAATCAACAGATGCTAGGGGATATCAAGACAAATTTGTATTTTTCCAAAATACTGTTGTTGGAAATTATACAGTTGCTAAAAAAGTAGATGCAAGTAATTTTATAATTTTTGATAAAGAAACAAGTATTCCAGCACTTGCAGATTATACCGATGGACAACTATTTTACTTTTATAGTTCTACAGAAAATGTTATTAAGTCTTATAGTGCAACTAGAGGAGTACTAGAGTTAAACAACACATACTTTGCAAAACCAGGAAGATCAGATATTAAATTCCAGTATATTCATAATGCAGAAAATGATAGAAGGTTAGATCCTAGTAAAACTAATTTAATAGATATCTATATGTTAACTGAGTCATATGACAATGACTTTAGAACATGGCTTGTAAATGGAGGATACCGTCCATTAGCACCAAGTTCAGAACAACTTAGAAGTCAATTTGAACCTGAATTAAATAAAATAAAATCAATAAGTGATACATTAATATTCCATTCAGTAAAATACAGACCATTATTTGGAACCACTGCTGATACAGATCTTCAAGCACAATTCAAAATTGTAAGAGGACCAAACAGCACTATTAGTGATAACCAATTGAAAAGTGGTGTAATTGAAGCAATTAATTCATTCTTTAATGTAACTAATTGGGACTTTGGTGACACATTTTACTTTTCAGAACTAGCAACATTTGTACATAACAATCTTGCACCTGACCTAGCAAACATGGTCATTGTGCCAAGAAGTAACGGACAAAGTTTTGGATCGTTATTTCAGATACAAAGTAAAGCAGATGAAATTTTTGTAAGCAGTGCTACTGTTGATAATATAGAAATTATCGATAGTGTAACAGCAAGTAATTTACAAGCATCAGGTAATGTTGTTAGCAGTGTTGAACAAGTAGGAACAGTTGCAGTTACATCAACAAACATAGTTACAACAACTAATACTGTTTCAACAGGTACAACAAGTACTACCAACACCACTAGTAGCGGAGGTTCTAATTACTAATGGCATATAGTGACAACAACAATGCTCCTGTTAACAAGGACAATAAAGATAAGTTTAGAAATAGTGCTGATTTACTTCCAATGTTTTTTAGAACGGAAGCAAATAAAAAGTTTCTTGGAGCAACATTTGACACACTTATTAGTAAAGGTCAATTAGAAAAAATTAACGGTTTTGTTGGAAGTAGATATTCTCCAACAGTAAAGCCGGAGGATAGATACCTTACTGAACCAACATCTAATCGTAGACGTTATAACCTATTACCTAGTGTTGTAATCAGAGATGATTTTGATGATAGAACAGAATGGTTAGCAACATATGACGATTTATTAAATCAGTTAGATTTTTTTAACAGCGAAACAAAAAATCATAACAATTTATTTTCTAGCAAATATTATGCTTGGAACCCACATATCGACTTTGATAAAATTGCAAACTATAGACAGTACTATTGGTTGCCACAAGGTCCTAGTCCAGTAACAGTTACAGGATTAGCAGAAGGTAGCATAAGTGCATTTACTGTTACTAATGATAGTTCAGGTGCTTATGTGTTTACGCCAGATGGTAGTTCAAAGAATCCTGTAATTAAATTGTTTAGAGGTGCAACTTATAAGTTTGAAGTAAATGCGCCTGGACATCCGTTTAATATTAAAATTGCAAAAACTACAGGTAATACAGATTTATACACTGACGGAGTTACAGACAACGGTACTGATAACGGAACAGTTGTGTTTACTATTCCAAAAGGCGCACCAGACATACTTTACTATACTTGTGCTAATCATCAATCAATGCAAGGTATTTTTGAAATTAAAGATGCAGTTGATGAGTTAAACATTGATATTCCTACAGAAGTTTTAGGTAAAACAGAGTACACAAGTTCTAATGGAGTTGTGTTTACTAACGGATTAAAAGTTAATTTTACAGGAAATGTAACACCGTCAAAATATAAAAATAAAAATTATTATGTTGAAGGTGTTGGAACAGGAATTACACTTACTCCAGTAACAGAGTTTGATACACCAGAAGGTTATAGTCAAAATTTTGATTATGAGTTTGATGTAGATAGTTTTGATGACACTCCATATGATGATGGAGAAAGTACACCAACAACTCCAGAGTACGTTAGTATTAACAGAGCAAGTATTGATAAGAATCCTTGGTCAAGATATAACAGATGGTTTCATAAAGAAGTTATTGAAGCAACAGCCAAGTATAATAATACTAATATTGTATTAGATGAAACTCAACGTGCTAAACGACCTATTATTGAATTTAGGCCTAACATGCAACTTTACAATTTTGCCACACAGGGTTTAGGCAACATTGATGTAATTGACACAGTTACAACAGATGCATTTAGTGAAGTTGAAGGACAAATAGGTTACTATGTTGACCAAGTTGATTTAACAACAGGTATGCGTGTTACATTTACAGCAGACCCTGACATTACTGTAGCAGGAAAGATTTATGAAGTTTCATTTGTAAAACATGGCGGAAAGTCAAGACTGCGTTTAGAAGAAGTTGAAAGCGGTTTAACTAATACAGGTATTGTTGTTACTGACGGTGTAACTAATAAAGGCACTAGTTGGTACTTTGATGGAACAACATGGATTAAAGGACAACAAAAAACTACAATTAACCAAGCACCGATGTTTGAATTATTTGATAATAACGGTGTTAGTTTTACTGATACAAAATATGGCGTACAAAATTTTGTTGGTAACAAACTATTAAGTTACAAACAAGGAACCGGAGCAAATGATGCTGTTTTAGGATTTCCAATTTCATATCAAAATGTTAATAACATTGGTGATATTTGTTTCAACTTTGATTGGGACAATGATAGTTTTGTATATTCTACAACTGACGGAAATGTTTTACAAGACACAGCGGCCAGTGTTGTTAAAGTAAACAAAAGTTTAACTGAAAACACATTTGAATCAGGATGGAGTTTGGTTGATACTAAAACTAGACAAAAAGTTATACAACTTAATGATACAATCGCCGAAACAACATTAATTGAAGTTACAGCAATTACTAATCCAGGACTATACCTAACAGCAAAAGACATTGTTGTTGAGTATGCCGGAACGATACTAAAACCTAATACAGGATTTACTACAACAAAAAGTGATGACGGTAAAAAATTATATATAAATCCTGTAGAATTTATTCCATCAGACGAAAGAATTACTATAAAAATTACCACTGATGAAGTACCTACACAGTTTGGATTTTACGAAGCGCCTATAAACTTAACTAACAACAGTGAAAATAATGACCTAACTACATTTACTTTAGGTAGTGTAACTGATCATGTTAGAACTATTTTTAGTAATAATAATAATGTTACTGGTAAGTTTAACAACACATCAAATGCTAGAGATATTCCTAACTTATATAAATCAGGAACACGTTATGTAAAACACCAAGGTAGTTTATTACCTGCAATTTTTGGACTAGTTGACAGCGAAACAAATGTAATTAAATCTATAAGAAAAAATGCACTTGATTACAATGTATTCAAACAACAATTTTTAAACATGTTTGAAACAATTGAAGTTTCAGGTGCTCCAAGAGATGATGTAGACAGTATATTATATAGTATGTCTGTAAACCAAAACTCAAACAATTCTTACTTTTACAGTGATATGGCTGGCTACGGTAAATCTTTATCGCCTACAACATACGAAGTTAATACATTTGAACAACAAATTTTTGGAATACAAAGTAACTTTAATCTAACTACTAATTCAAATAGAAGTGTATATGTTTACTTAAACGGTGAACATTTAATTAATGGTGTTGATTATAACTTTGATACTATTGATAACACAGTTAATCTTATTAAGAAAACAGCAATAGGTGATAGTGTAGTAATTTATGATTATAATACTATTGGTAGTATTATTCCTAGTACTCCTACAAAGTTAGGATTATATCCAAAGTATACACCAGAAATTTATACAGATAACACTTATATTAAGCCTACTAAAATTATTCAAGGGCATGATGGAAGTAAAACTAAAACGTTTAATGATTACCGAGATGAATTATTATTAGAATTAGAAAAAAGAATTTATAACAATATCAAAGTTGAATATAATAGAGATATATTTGACAACACTGAATTTAAACCAGGTGCATTTAGAAAAACAGATTTTACATTAGATCAATTTACTAGTGTATTAGATGATGATTTTAATTACTGGGCTAACTTATATTCAGTAAACTATCTAGATAATACAACATCAGTAGAAGGGGAAATATTTTCCTACAATCATAACTCAGGTTTAGACACAGTTAACGGTGAAACTTTACCAGGATCGTGGAGAGGGATTTACAAAAAGTTTTTTGATACAGATCGTCCGCATACTGCTCCGTGGGAAATGATTGGATATTCTGAAAAACCTAGTTGGTGGGAAGGCCGTTATGGAGCCGCTCCTTACACTTCAGGTAATGATATTCTTTGGAATGATTTAGAAAAAGGTTTTGATTTTAACAAACAAAAAGCAAATCCGGTATATGCGAGAACAGGATTAAGTAAAATTATACCTGTAGACGAGTACGGCGATTTAAAATCACCTTTACAATCAAATTTAGTAAGTAACTTTATTACAACTGACATTGGAAATGATTGGGTCTTTGGTGACATGGGTCCATCGGAGTATTCATGGAGATCAAGTAGTTGGTATCCGTATGTTGAACAAATTGCTCTAGCATTACTAAAACCTGCAAACTATCTCACTGCACAATATGATACTAGTCAAAATAAAGTTTCACCAAGCGGTAACATTATATACAATAGTACAGGAAAGATTTTAGATTTTACAGATGTAAAAACACATACATTGTATTACAATAACGTAAGATATTTTGGATCAGGGTATCATGTATTTGTAGTTGACTATATGAAACAAGCAAATCAAGATGTGCTTACAGGTTATGCTAGTAGACTTGCAAAAACAAGTATGAATCTAACATATAAAACAGGTGCGTTTGTTAATAAAGATAGACTTAGAGTTCTACTTGAAAGTGCTAATCCAAATTCTCCTGATAAAAGTATTTTCCTTCCAGATGAAAATTATGAAATTGCATTTAGAAAATCTAATCCAGTTTATACTGCTAGTATATCTGGTGTAGTTGTAGAAAAAGTTGATAAAGGGTATATGGTCAGAGGTTATGACAAGTATAATCCTGTGTTTAACATTTACCCTGCAAGACTAGGACAAAATGACCAAGCAGTTAATATTGGTGGTACTGAAGCAAACTTTATTATATGGACAGAAGAAAAGTTTTATGGTGCACAACAAATTGTACAATACGAAGGTTCGTATTACAGAGTAAAAGAAGATCATACTGCACAGCAACAATTTGATGTTAGCAAGTATACTAGACTTGCTGAATTACCAACAACAGGTGGAGCATCGGCTCAAATACCTACATTGTTTGAAGACAGATTAGTTAGAGTACCATACCAAACAGTGTACACTAACAAGCAAGACGTTTACAATTTTTTACTAGGATACGGACAGTATCTTGAAAGTATTGGATTTAAGTTTGAATCTCGAATCAACGAACTTGGTGAAATATCAGATTTTAAATTTAGTGGAAAAGAATTTTTATATTGGACTACACAAAATTTTGCAAAAGGAAGTGTTATTACACTAGCACCGTTTGCAAGAAATATTTCTTTTGAATTTTCATCAGGACAAGTAGATAACGTTTTAGATACATTCTATGAATACTCTATATACAATGCTGGTGGAAATCCAATAAGTAGAAAAAGCATAAGCACAGTTAGAGATAACGGAAGATTTACATTAAAGCCAGTAGACACACAAGAAGGTATTTTTAACGTACAATTAAATCTTATACAAAAAGAACACGTTATTGTGTTTGACGATAAGAGTGTATTTGGTGATATAATATATGACCAAGAAGCAGGTTACCGACAAGAACGTATTAAGTTAATTGGATTTAAAACTACTGAATGGGATGGCGATTTATATTCACCAGGATTTGTTTATGATGAAGCAAAGATTTCTTCCTGGGCTCAATACAAAGATTATAATCTTGGCGATGTTGTAAAATATAAAACAAAATTTTATACTGCAAAAAGTTTTATTGCAGGTGAAGAAACCTTTGTTTACAACAAATGGTCATATTTAAATCAAGCACCAACAGCAGAGTTACTGCCTAACTTAGATTTTAAAATTAGCAGTTTCCAAGATTTCTATAACTTAGATACAGAAACATTTGATGAAGCATCAAGTAAGTTATCGCAACATTTGGTAGGATATCAAAAAAGAACATACTTAGATAATCTTATACAAGATAATACAGCACAGTATAAGTTTTATCAAGGATATATTAAAGAAAAAGGTACAATAAATGCTATTGATAAAATATCTCGATTAAAGATTGATGATGTACAAACAGATATTTCAATTGACGAAGAATGGGCATTTAAAGTTGGTAGTTTAGGAAGTAACTCAACTGTTAAAGAAATTGAATTTACCTTAGACGAAAGTTTAAATTTAGAAAATCCACAAGCATATGATTTTGTAAGTTCTATAAATGCAAATACTACGCCAGGAAATAATATACAAATTACTGCAAACAATATTGCTGTAAAACCAGTTGACTATGATAACAATCCATGGCCAACTACAAGACTTGATACTACAGCAGGAATTACAAGTGATTATCTTAATCAACTGCCAGTTGCAGGATATCCTAGATTAGATGATATTCCAACAACCTCAGTAAACTATTCAGATCTAATTGGTAGCAGTGTTATTAACCAACTTGATGATAGTGATCTAATTTGGGTAGCAAAGGACAAAGACAAAGATTGGAATGTGTATCAGTTACAAACAATTCCAGCAAGGGTAATTCAAACAGATGATTTAAAAACTGAATTCTTAAATAATGAAATTACACTAAACACAGACATTGCACACAACCTAGTTGTTAATCAAATTATTAGTATTAAAAGTTTTTCAGAAGGTGTTGATAATGTTTATCTTGTAAAAAGAATCAACTCAACTACACAGTTTGTAGTTGAAGGAAGTGATACTAGTACTACATTAGATGATAGTACATCAGGAGAAATTTTAGAATTTATTTCAAACAGAGTTAATAACCCAGATGATATTAACAATATTAAAAATATATCAAACATAGAAAATGATTCACTTATTTTTGTAGATAATGATGGTACTAACAAATGGGCAGTATATAAAAAGACAAGAGCATTTACAGAAAACAAATGGGGTGCTCCAAATCTTATCACTAAACAAAAGTTTGGTTATAACATCGCTTCTGCAAATTTAGGTAGAACTATTGTTGTAGCGTCACCAAAGTTTGGTGATGAAGGTCAAATTTATATTTTAAACAGAGAATTTAATACAGGAATTCAAACACTACAAGTAACACAAGGATTTGCTATTTCAGATAACGCAAGTGATAATATTGTTAGTGATGCAGGCTTACCTGCACTTGGAACAAGTTTAGCATTAAGCAATGACGGAACAGTATTAGTAGCAGGTGCATCAGAAGCAAGTAACTTTAAAGCGGCCGATGATAGTACATATGCTAGTGGATTTAGAGTAAGCGTTGGTAATATTGATGTTGCTCCTAGTGTATTTGATAGAGAAGGTGTTGTAACTTTACACACATACGATACTGCTGAAAACTTGTTTAAAAGAAACTATATAATTGGTTGTAGTGAACCAGAAAGTGATTTGCATTTTGGTGCAAGTGTACTAGTATCAAATACAAAGTTGTTAGTCGGTGCCCCGGGTAAAACTAACTTCCAAGGTAAAGTTTACATATATGATAAAACTACAAGACCCGACGGTAGTACATTAGATTGGGATTTAAGTGATCACCATATTTTATCAATTCCAAATAGTAGAGATGGAGATAGATTTGGTTCAACTATGACTGCTAATAAAGATCTTAGTATTGTTGCTATATCGGCTCCAGGATATGAAGAAGAAGGAGATGATAGTACAGCAAACAAAGGTGCAGTATTCATATACAGTTTAGATTCAAATAACGAATATCAATTAATTCAAACAATAAGTTCAGCAACGTTTAATCAAATTGATTCAGGTGATAGTTTTGGTTACTCATTGGACATGAGTGATAACGGAACTACACTTATAGTATCAGCACCATACGATGATCAAAATACTATTAACAGCGGAGCATTATATTACTTTAGTAAAGAAGTAACTGCTGACAGCACACAAGATATGTACACATACCAACAAACTATTTTTAGTCCTCTTAAACAAGTACAAGAACAGTTTGGAGCAAAGGTAAGTGTAAATGAAGACGGAACCGGATTTGCTGTGTGGAGTCAACATGGTCAGAATCGATTAACAACAACATTTGATAAATTTACACTACTAGAAGATAGTTCACTAGGTGAAACTACAAGAGAAACTACATTTGATAGCCAAAGTTTAAACATAATTGATGAAAATTATGCAAGTGGTACAGTATACACATATACAAAACTAAACACAAAGTTTGTTTATGGACAGCAATTAAGTTCAGACACAACACAAGAATTTGATGAGTTTGGTCGAGGTCTTATATACACAGGTAATTCATTGTTAGTTGGAGCACCTAATAGTAAGACAGCAGATCTTACTGACGACATTGGTAGTTTATTTGTATATCAAAAAACTGGATCAAGTGGCTGGAATAAAATTAGAACGCAAGATGATCCTACAGATCCGTATAGTGTTAAAAAATCTTTTACATTTAACACATTAAACAATGACGTAAAAGACTTTTTAGAAACTATTGATCCTGTAAAAGGAAAAATTCCATATCTAGCAGAAAAAGAAATTTCATTCAAAGCAAACATTGACCCTGCTTCATATACTATAGGCGACACAAATGTAACAGTTAAACCAACCACAGCATGGACAGAAGAACATGTTGGCCAACTATGGTGGGATTTAAGTACTGTGAGTTATATCTGGTATGAGCAAGGTGATACAGAATATAGAAAAACAAACTGGGGACAACAATTTCCTGGAAGTTCAATTGATGTATATGAATGGGTTGAAACTGATCTTTTACCAAGTGAATGGTTAGAACTTTCAGTTACACAACAAGGACAATCAGCAGGAGTTAGCGGAACACCTAAATACAATGATGATACACTTGTACAGAAAAACATTTATAATTTTACAAGTGGAGGTTTTGAAACTAGATATTACTATTGGGTTAAAAATACTGTATCAGTTCCTAATGTAAACAATCGCGATTTGCCAGCCATTGAAGTTGCAAATATTATTAATGATCCTAAAACATACGGAATCAAAAGTATTCAACTTTTATCTAAAAATGCAATCAGTATTAGCAATGTAAAAACAACACTTGATGATAAAGATGTTTTCTTAAGTGTGCAATACAGTAATGTAGATACTGATATTCCAGAACACAACGAATGGCAATTAATTAGTGAAAGTCAAGATAAGAAAATTGAAAATACTTTATTAGTTAAAAAACTTATTGACAGTGCAGTTGGATATGACAGTGAAGGTAATCCTGTTCCAGATCAAGCACTTCCGGTACAACGAAAATATGGAATACAAGTTCGTCCTAGACAAAGCATGTTTGTTAATAGACTAGATGCACTTAAATCTATTATTACATTTACAAATGAAGTAATGAGTAATACTAGAGTTGTTGATACTAAAAACATTAATGCATTATCTGAAAAAGATCCTTTACCTGCATCAGGTAGCGGAAAATGGGATATCAAAATTGACGACTATGATGATTTGTCACAAGTAGGTACAGAAGATTTAATAACAGCAACAGCAACAGCAAACATTGTTAACGGTAGAATAACTTCTGTAAACATAACCAATGCTGGTAAAGGATATAAAAATGCTCCTGCAATTACTATTTCAGGTACAGGTACAGGTGCAAAACTACAATCTGTAATTGATGCTCAAGGTAAAATAACAGCAATCAATGTTAATAAAACAGGTAAAGATTACACAGTTGCTAATTTAAGTGTTAGACCGTTTAGAGCATTAGTTACATTAGACTCAACAGCAAATAATAACTGGACAATATATGAATGGCAAGCGAGTACTAAACTTTGGTCAAGAACAAATACACAAACATTTGACTTAACACGTTTTTGGAAATATACAGATTATGTAGTTGCAGGGTTTGATATTGATTCAATCATTAATTACAAACTAAAAGCAACGTACGAGTTAAACACTATTACACCAACTGTTGGCGAATTAGTACAAGTTGACAACGCTGGGGACGGTAACAAAATTATTCTTAAAAGAGTAGTTAGTAATGGTACTTTTGATGACTCATATGACTTAATGTATAAAGCAAATAGTACAATACAGTTTAACGAAAGTGTTTATAATTACGAATTATTAAACTTTGGTTTTGCAGGTCAAGAAAACTATGATGTAAACTTGTTTGACAGTGAGCCAATACAAGAAACACGTAGAGTTTTAGAAATTATTAGAGATAACATATTTGTAGACGACTTAAAAAATAATTGGAACAAATTATTCTTTATTGCAGTAAGATATGCATTTTCTGAGCAAACATTTGTAGACTGGGCATTTAAAACTAGTTTCATAACTATAGATAATAAACTTGGCGGCTTTAGTAAGAAGTTAAATTACAAATTAAGTGATCCAGGATATATTGAACAATATATTAATGAAGTAAAACCTTACAGAACTGTAATTAGAAACTTCTATAACAGTTATGACCAAGTAGAAAACACACCTGTAAGTAATACAGATTTTGATTTACCAAGTTATTGGGACGAAGAAAACAAAGTATTTGTTGCTCCTAAGATTACTGATGATAAAATTACCACTGAGCCTTATGTTAATTGGTTTGACAACTACAAATATAATATTGGTAATGTAAGTGTTACTGACGACGGTGAAGGTTATACTGAAGCACCTGTGGTTATCATTAGTGGCGGTAGATCTAACAAACCTAAAATTATACAAACTAATGAATTTAGACCATTAGTAACTACTGATTACACTGATAGCAGATTTTATATTAAAACAACAAGTATTCCGGATCACGGATTTGCTAGAAACCCAGGAACCTTTGCTGTAAAATCACAAGACTTTACATTTGAGATTACTAGAACTCCAGTTGAAGCAGATACAAAAGTTAAAACTCCTATGGGAGCAATTGGTGTTGCAGTAAACGGTGTTGTATTCCATAATCCAAAAGCAAACTCAACTGAAATGAGAGCAGGTGTTGATTATACAATAAATGCTGTTCATGCAGGAAAACTTTTAAGTATAGATGACGGATCAGGACATCCGCAAGAAGATGGAGTTTACCATTATCATGCAGATCCTAGTTTAATGTATACCAAAGATGCAACAGCACACAGTCCTTTGTTAGGATATGCACTTGATGGATATCCAATTTATGGACCATATGGATGGAATACTAAATCAGGAAGAAGTAATCCAAGAGTAATGAAATCAAGTTATTCATTAAAAACAACTGTACGTTCAGATGGTAGTAACCATGATGGAACATATGTAGAAGACTATGAATACATTGCAGGATCAGGAGACTTAGATGAACACAACGGTAGAACTTGTAATACGCCTGAGTATCCAAACGGAACATATGCATACTTTGTAACTGTAGATCCTACAGACACTACAGTTCCAGCATATCCATACATTGTTGGTCCTACATATTACGGTGCTCCTATATTACCTAATGGAAATAAAGTTTTACCAGGAGAAGCATTTGTAGATGCAACAGCAGTAGCATATATATCACGTGGTATTGTTAGAGAAATTGTTCTTACTAATCCGGGCAGTGGATATATTAGTGCTCCTCTTGTTACACTTGCTGGCGGCGGCGGGCAAAATTCTGTAACACGTACAGCAAAAGCATATGCAAGATTAGAAAACAAAAAAGTTAGAATAAATGCAATGAGTATGAAGTTTGATAGGATTGCAAACAGTCATTTAATCCAAAGTCAAACACAAACAGATACATTTACTGCAACTGAAGGGCAGATTAAATTTAAGTTAACATATATTCCAACGCTTGATAAACGTCAAATTAATATTAATATTGCAAATGAAACTGTATATATTGAAAACTATGATGTAAGTATTGTTACTTTAAAAGATCAAACATACAAAAAACAAGAAGGATACATTATCTTTAGTGTTCCACCAGGAAAAGGTAAAACTGTATCTATAACATATGAAAAGTCAATTGACTTAATGCAGGCAACTGATAGAATTAATTACTATTACAATCCAACAGCAGGCATGCGTGGTAAAGATCCATCGCAGTTAATGACTGGTGTTGAATACGATGGTGTTAAAGTACAAGGATTAGAGTTTGATATTAGCGTAGGCTTTGATGGTCTTCCATGGTTTAGTCATGGTTGGGATACATTCTCAGGAACAAACACTGACTTTGCTTTCCGTGCAGATGGCAGTACACAAACATTTACACTACCATACATACCAACAGCAGGTCAGGAGATAAATGTTTACTTTGATAATGTAAGACAGGACACTCCTACACCCGGTGCAGGCGGTGGAGTAGCAGACTCAGAATACAACAACGGTGCATTAATTTCTGAGAACAATGGTACAGTG